TGCTTTAGCATATGAGGATGTAGGATCAATTAACATTCTGATTTTGTCTTGGTCGTCTATAAGATCAGCCCACTCGTAATCTGCTAGACTTACCCTTCTACGAGAGTGGGGTGTGTCTAACTGAGGAGTGTCTGAATGTCTTGAAGTTCTTACTTGTGCTGTAACTTCTCCAATCTGTTCAAAGAAAGCATTTTTTCCTTTGACAGTTTCAACATCAACAGCATTTCTAAGTAAAGAACCCATTTGTTGTGAAAGCATAGTTACGTTGTTACTATACTGTTCCACAAACGCAGTGGTTATTTGGTTTGACATTTCGTCATTTCCTTTCTTAGTTTGTTAATATACTGTCGATAAATTATCCCTTTCGAGTTTTACCTTCATTTTACATCTGATAGATGCCAGTCTGTTCCTAGTGTCGCCAGAGTCCTTGCGGATTATTCTGGAATGATCCCATGCTTCATATTCTGGAGCATGGCAACTTCTTCAACAGCTGCTTGATGACCAGGATGTTTTTTATCCCAATAGGGAGTGCCTGGACTCATTAGCTTGTCTATTTCTTTTTGAGCATCATCTGGTGTCAATGTCAAGTCATTTTCAGACTGTATACTATCTTCAGAAAAGTTATCAGCTAACTTTGCAAGTGCTTTTATAAAGATAGGTTCGTTGCCTAACAAATTTCCATTTGCTAGTTTGACATCCTTCATCTCATTCGGAAAAAATTTTTGAAATACATCGTCTGCTTGTTGTACTTTTCTATCAAAAGCAAGACCAAAATCTTTACGCAGCTCTAGCTCTGATTCTTCTCTTACTTTCTGCTCATTAGCAGTAACTGTTTCTGCAGATGATTGTTGTAACCCATCATAAAATTGCATGATCTTATTAGCCTGGCTAGGATTTAATCCAGCTGCGTGAGCTACTTTTTTAAATTCTACAACACCAGGATCGTCTGCCTGGAATGATGAGTTCTCAAAAGAATATTCATTAGGATCAGATGGTCTACCTAATCTGTCATAAATAACTTGCCAATCATCTTCTGTCGAATGTTTACCTGGTACTGGTATCTTATCCATGCCTACCATACGTTGTGCATGAATAAAACTTTTTGCTAGATCTCCAGAATTAGTAAAATTCTTTAAGGATGGTTCTCCTCTAATATCTTCTGGTAACGTATCCAGGAACGTAGCTCCTGTGTCTGTTGTTTGTGCTTCCGCCTGTGGCTGCTCAGATTGTT